ATCACATATGGATAATGCAACTTTCTCCTGCATTATGTAGGAAGACCACCTAAAACCGAAAAAAAGTGTTGCGCTTCCATGTGATTGCTGTACCACTTCCCTCGCACTCCCACAAAATCATGCAAACACCATCCAACAGACCATCATGGCTCGTACCGCCCACTCCAACCCGTGAGCTGCAAGCCAGAACAGCCCCCCAGCCAGCCCCGCAAACCGCGCCATCGAGCAACCCATCCTGGCTCGTTCCACCGGCTCCGAGGCCCCTCCCAGTCGCCCGCACAGCACCCGCCCCCATCCTGTCCATCCGGCTTCAGCTCGATGGCCGGAAGCCCACCGCGGACGAATGGAAGATCCTCCAGGATGCCCTCAAGGAACATCCAGAGCGCCGGCTGATGATCGGCACGAAGCACCCCACCATCCCTAATCTCATCTTCATTCGCTACCACGCCCGCTACGCGAACGGCGAGATGTGGGGAACGAAGGAACAGCTCGTGGAGACCCGCGAGAAGCGCAGGGCGAACGTGAAGCGCTGGCGGACAAACAAGGCCGAGAATGATCCTGAATGGAAAGCCGAGCGCGATGCCAAGCTCAAGGCCCTCGCCGAGCGGCAGAAGATCCGCCTTGCAGCCTCCAAGGAAGCCGCCGAGGAAGCTCGCTACGGCAATAGCAAGCGAGCGAAGGCGTATCGCCGGCGCAGGGCCGAGAGGGAGGCCAAGGACGCCGAGGCCAAGGCTGAGCGGCTGCGCAAGCGGCGGGAGGCCAGGGCAAAATTACCGAAGGTGATTCCTTGACTGAAGTGGCCATTGCATGAAATCAATGGCCACCGCAATCACCAACAATCACCCACACATGACATACCACCCAGACGAAAAAATCTCCAAGGCAATCGAATTTTGCCTTGGAGACGATGAAGAAGTCCTCCTTGCCGACGGATTTGAAAGCGCCTTTTTGGGCATCGCTCGCCAGTTTGGCAAACCGTTTGCCGTCTACGACCAACACGAGTGCATCAGGCAGCTAGCTGAATCCATGTCCATCGAGGAGGCCGAGGAGTATTTCTCCTATAACGTCGAGGGCGCATGGGTGGGTGAGAACACGCCGGCATTCATTAAGCTAGTTTCACTTCTTTAACTCGGGCGATCCTCGCCCTTGCGGCGGTAGAGGCCGTTGCGCACGCGTTGCTCTTGCCAGTGAGTGAGGTAGATCGTCTCCCACTTGTCCTGCCCCACGTACACCTCGTCACCGTCTTGCAGGCGCTCGCCGCTCCGCAGCATGCGGCCATGCCCAGGCTTCCACTCGACGCCCCTCGGGTGCCATTCTTCTGGCTCGGTGGTTTCCTTCTTCCGGAAGATGTCGTCGTAGTTGCCGCGGAACCTCTCACCATTGACCGGCCTCGGGCTATCCCCCTTCCCCGCGCTCATCGCCGGCCTCCTTCCTTGTTGTGTTGGACTTCAAGCACCCACCCGTTGAGGTTCCTGCATTTGTCCAGGGCGGCATGGCTTTCGCGGCAAAGGTCTTTTCCTGCGATGCCCGCCCACTCCGCCGTCTCTTCATCGGGCCGGCGGAATGCAGACTGAGATTTATCCCAGAGCATCGGCCCTAGCTTTAATCGGAAGCCGCTCATGGCCTCCCTCCTTCCACGGCGGCGAGGGCTTTGCGCAGTGAATCAATGTAATGATATTGGCCGACCTCTTTCCAGAATGGCGTTTCCCAGCGATCGACCACGGCTTGCGCTGCCTCCGCCAGCCTGTCGCGTTGCTCACGTAGCTCACGGCACACGGAGGACATCCTCCATTGCTCGCGTTCCTCAAGTAGTCTGTCGCGTTCAGACCTCACATCCTCAAATAAATGCTCCTGTAACTTGAAAAGGTTACGCCTAAATTCAAGGTCGGATAGTGCTTCGTCGCGTTGCTCGCGTAGCTCGTTGGCCTCATCCACGATAGACTGCGTATGTAGCATTGTGGCGGCGTGTCGAGTTTCCAAATCAGAAATTGTTGCACGCAATTCGTTTAGTTCCTCCATGGACTCAATCGCAGCGTCGATTGCCTGACCGATTTCCCGTGGGTCTGGTTGATCCATATCTTCATCTGCCCTTCTCCACAGGTTAAAATCACGCAGGGTTTGGATGGTTTTTTGAATGTCACTCATAGCTCCCTCCTTTCACGGCGGCGATCTTCTCGTTCCACGGTTTAAGGTGTTCATCGATTTGCTCGACGCTGCATTCTGCAAACCTACCCCACATAACATTCACGCGAATCATCGCAGTCAACTCGCGAGCGATGGCCGCCAGTCTGTCGCGTTGCTCCGTCACAGCGGCGAGTTCAGCCTCAAGCCGATCCAAATCGAATGCACTGATCGTTACATCATGTGTCCTGCTCATGGCTGACCTCCTTCCATGATCGATTCCATGACCATTTGCGGTCTTCCCCTGCCTGTTGAGATTTCGAGGTAATGTTCCAACTCAATGAGTCGTTCCTCACCGCCTCTCATCCATCCTGTGCCGTCACACGAGACGGCTCCGGCATCATCAGCCATCCAGAGCAGTCGTTCAGAGTTGACGCGAGCGACATGCACTCGTTTGAAATTGTCAGTCCAAGTCCGCAGGTGTTTCCACTTCCACTCGGTCGAACCGCCAACAAAAACAACATCGGCGTCGGCAGGAACATCCTCTTTTGTCATTCCGTCCTGCACAGCAAAAGCAAGATCGGTATGAGGTAGAACGGAACGAATTTGCGGAACCCATTTATCCCACTTGTCGAGCGTGGCCTCACGATCAGCGACCACATCTGGAACCACAACCCAAAGTGGGAAATGGCTTTTCCTTGCGCGTTCCAACAGCATTGTGAATCCGGCCTCGTCCCACTCGGTCTTGTTCTTCCATGCCCCGAACGCCCCGTTGTCAAGGGCGTATGGCATCCATGATGGCGGTTGTCTCCATCCGTCTGGCGACATCAACCAACCAAGTCTGTTTGGAAATTTCCCAACCAATCGCCCTACAGCTAATCCAGATGAGTTAGACGGCATCACCATCATCTTTGGTTTTGATACCCCAATGACATTCCAAGTTTCTGCGTTAAGACTCACTGCTGACCTCCTTCCACGGCGGCGGTAAAGACGGCAATAGCAGCATCTACGCGCTGCGCATCCTCATACTTTTGCCAAAGATATTCACCACCCCACTGAGAACGGCGATCTTCGTATTCTTCGGCCAGTATCTTTCCAGCCTCCGCCAGCCTGTCGCGCTGCTCTGTCACGGCGGCGAGATCGCGTTCGAGCTTATTCAGTATCTCACACAATCCTTCAGCCTCGGCCCTCGTGTTGATGTGAAATCCATCATTCCATCCCCGCTCGGTTTCGCGGCGAAGCCTCCACATGTGGTAATAGCTCACATCGCAGAATGTTTCCCATACGTCCGTCTCAGGTGTGTCAGTGTTCATGGTTTTGCGTTCGGGGTTAGGGATTGGAGAACTGCCTTTGCGCGATTAGCCTGCCATTGGGAGTCATTGCTCCATTCTATTTCCCGCAAAGCCTTAGCCAGCCTGTCGCGTTGCTCGGTGACGGCGGCGAGTTCGCGTTTCAGCTTATCCCTCTCGACGAGCAGAGATGACTCACGGCTTGATACAGCGCGGAGAACCTTGCACATCGACGTGACGCCGATGTGTTCGCTTGCCATCGCCCCGCATGTCGCGCATTCGTAATCATATTGCTCCGGCATTGGAATGGAGCACGTTGGACAATCTGATAGTTCACTCATGGTGTTTGTTGCGTTTATGGTTGGTTTTCGTCTTCTTCGTCGCGGTTCATTAGTATCTTAGCATCGCGCGCTTCGATGATCGCTATCACGCCGAGCCAAGCAGCAATAACGGTGAACGTTATTACCGCCGTGGCCGACCAGTAGAGCGAGATGATTGCAAAGATTGCCGACCAGCATGAAAGCGAGATTGCCAGTGCGGCCCATATGCCTGGGTGTTTTCGTGTTGTTTTCATAGGGTGATTTAATTTCTAGGGTTAATAGCGCCTTTGCGGATTTCGACGCGCTCTACCACCACGTCCTCGACGTCAGGAACGTGGTTCCTTGCGATGAATGCCGCGCGCTTTGCGGTGGTTGCTGCGACGAGGAATGGCTCGCCGTCGCGACCAACGAATGCCACTGCGTGCCAGCGCAGTCGCGTTTGCTTGTGATAGATGCCCTTTGGGGATGGTGTTAGTGTTTTCATGTTGCTGTGAAGTGGCGCGATACAACTCATCTAACAGATTTACGTCAACGTTATTTTTCGTTAATTTTCATCACCTGCTCAGCTACCTTCAAGACGCATTTGCCTTGCCCTTCATCGTATGCCCAGCGCGACCAGTCGGGCACCTTCCAGCTCCCCTTGGAAAGCATCTCGCCAACGTCGTTGCGTGCGAATGATCCGGTGGGCACGTCGAGCCACTTCGCGGCATTGCCACCCTTGGCTGCGCACTGCACGATCTGCTTTGCCTGAAGCGCATGATCGACCACGGCACCAAGCTCTTTCGGTCCCAGTCTTCCGATGTCCTCTGGGAGCTGCGTCCTGCGCCCGTAGCATGAATCGCCAGCCTTGCCGATAGCGAATGGAAATCCATCAGCAGCAGCCTTCTCCACAACCAGCACAAGCCACGCCATGCGTTCGGTGGTGTTGGCATTGTTGTATGGATCCTGCTCGGTCTTGTCCTCCATGCAGCCGTTGGCGCGGATCAATGTCTTCTCGCCGCTGTAAAGCCCCATGATGTTGGCCTTCGCGATACCCATGCGCCAAACAGCATCCTTGTGTGGCTTGATGCCGAGGGCCTTGCACCGACGGTCGTAGTCGGTGGCTCGGAACATGCCGAAATTTATGCGGAAGTAGGATGGGATGGCGGTGGATCCGCGAATGGACTCCTTAAGATCCTCCAAACTCTTCACTGGTTCGTTAGATTTCCGAAGGTGGTGATTGATGACGAGTGCCGCCCCCAGCTCGCCGCAGACGCGGTGCGCTTCGCGCATCATCTCCGAGATCACCACGGCGGAGTTCTCGTCGCCATGGGAGACTGAGTTGAGCGTGTCGATTGCCACCAGCGCCAGGTCTGGAAGCTCGCGCAGGAACTTGAGCATCTCTGCCCACCTCTGACTGGAGCGCGTGGTGCCAGTTTTCGGGTCGCGCTCGGAGAGCGGGAATGCGCCGCCGATTTTTGTCATCGGCAGCACGATCAGCTTGTCGCCGGCCCTCTGGATGAGGCGGTTCTTGTCGAGCTCCAGCAGCCGGATGTGCATCTCGGTCTGGCTGTCCTCGCAGAGCACAAGCACGGACGTTCCGCCCTTTACCACCTTCTGCCCGCACCATGATAGGTTGTCGCCTTCCTCCCATGCGGCGAGCTTCATTGCGAGGTCGGCCAGCAGGAATGTCTTGCCGGCGCCGCCTTCAGCGACGAACAAGTGAGGCTCGCCCTTGATGATGAATGAATCGACGAGGAACTCATGCGTTGGCTTTGGTTCCACCACCCACCGATGAGCGGCCCACGTGCGCAGGCCGAGCTCGTCCTCTCCCTTCGGGATGATCGGTTCGTATTTCCTCACCTCCGGCATCGGCCCACGTGCCGTGACCTCGCGATCGAGGAGCGCCTGCCATTCCTTGCGGATCCGATCCTCCGGCCATGGCGGCACCATGTTGGCTGCCACCCACCCGCAGGTGGCCGAGTAAGCCTCGGTCTCTCCCATGGATCCACCGCGCATGACGTGGAGGTAGTGTCCTGCCACCTTGCTGAACGCATCCCAGCGCGTGATGCCATCCACGCCACCCTCGCGGATCGTCGTGGAGAGCAGCGCCGTACTGTCTTGTGATGTGATGGGGGAGAAGTTGATCGTTGACTGCCGCGGCTTCACCTTCGCCCAGGGCGATGGCGTTGCCACCGAGAGCTTCCCAGTCAGCTCGCGCACGGTGAACGAGTCGTCCGAGTAGCTTTCGATCGTCACCGCCTTGGTTTCCCCGCCCTTCATGTGGAGCGTGCCAGGCACGCGGATCGGTTGGGTGCGACGCATGAATGACGGATCGGCGCCGAGCATCTCAGCGAGCCTCACGGCAATCGGCACCACCTCGGACGGCGGGAGCGGTTGCTCCAGCACGTAGTAGGCGTGGAGTTTTGGCCCCCACTCGTTCTTGCCGCCGCTGCCGACGATCATCGACGGCTCGCCGATCTCTTCTTTGAGCCAGTCGATCGCCTGCCATGCTGGGATCTCATCGAGGTCGAGCACCACTGCAGGCAACAGTTTCACATTATCCTCCTTCGCTTGACGGTCGGAGAGGATCGCCGGCACGATGAACGTGCCGATCAGGTGTTGCGAGTATCGTGCTGCCGTGTGGCCCACGTAGCCTTCGATGTTCTGATAGTTGGGCTCTATCGGGGTATCTTCGGCGAACACGCCTTCCTTTGCGGTCCCCTTTTCCCCCACGCCGCGGATCATTAGGTATTCATTCGCCTCCCATATGTGGTTAGCGAAAAGGGTGTCGATGTAGGTGCTGATGTTTTGTGTGTTGATAGTCATTAAAACGGGTTGTTGTTGTGTTGGTTGGCGAGAACGATCGACTTGGCCTCGTTTAGCATCCCGATCTTAGCGAAGAGGAGCTGGGCGTGGGTGTACATGTTTCGCCCTTTGGGCGTGTTTGCCAGCTCCTTCTTAAGATATGAAATCTCCAAGTCGATTCTGGCGATGATCTTGCTTACGTCCTGTTCGTTATCCATGCGGGCAGCTCTTGCGATGGTTGGGCGATGGATGGAGTGGTCGTCAGTCCGTGGCATTTCTGCTGGTAGTCGCAGAAGCAGCATTTGAAGAACGCTGGGTTTTCCGAGATCCGCGGCATTTCCTCCGGCGACTCGGTGCGAATGATCCTCGCGGCCTTGTCGGAGAGCTCTTGTGCATCTTGAAGATTGAACTCCACAAACTCGGCGTAAACCTCGCCCGTGTTGCGGTTGATGGCAGTGAAGAGCGAGCCATTGGGCACGTCGAGGTAGGCCATGTAGGTCTGGAGCTGGCCGTAGTAGACCGGTTTGCTTTCCTTCACGCCCTTCTTCGCCGTCTCCTTCCAGCTCTTGTCGTTGAGCCCCTTGTTCTCCCAAATGATTGGGTACGGGAGGTCGAGCGGCCCCGCGGTGATGACGCCATCGCAATGGCCGGCGAGCTTGCCGCCCGCGACCTTGAATCCAAATTGCCCGCCGCTGGGGGTGGTGGTCTGGAGGGCGAAGCCCGCGCCGATGAGGTAGTTTGCCACGCGGTTCTCAGCGTCGTGGCCCATGTCGAACACGCGCAGGATCTTTCCAGAGAAGCGGTCGGCCTTGTCGGTTGGCGCTTTGTGGTACTCGTAGGCCAGCATGCGCGAGCACTCCTCGCCCCACCTGGAGGCTCCGAGGTATTCGCGTGGTGTCTGCTTGGCATTGACTTCCTGCATCGACTTGTCGAGCAGCGGTTCTAGTAGGTGGGTGATGTTCATGGTTCGATAAGATATTCGCATTCAAATGCGATGATGGGTGGTGGTGCGATTGCAACGTAGATATTCGGGCGAGGAGCGGTTCTGCGCAGGCATGTTTTGCACCCTTCGCGCCAGCCTTCTTCGTCGGATCCTTCTCCATTGCAGCGTGCCACGTCGGATGGTAGGTGGTTGTCGCTCATGGTTCGGTGTTCGTTGACGCAACCTGATTGCAAATATGGAGGCAGCGGAAATAACCGGCGCCGTCTACGGCGTTGTCGCGTTTGCGCTGGTGAATCTCGCGGGAGAGCTTCAGGCAGATCATGAACATCGCCACGTCGCGGGCTTCAAATTCGATGCCCTTGAGCGCGCTCCACATCTTGGCGGTGCGCGCGAAGTCCTGATCCGGTGGTCCGTATTGTGCTTGCCGATCACCGGTGGTGAGGCGGAGTGCTTCTTCGAGGATGTCTTCTTCCATGGTGTTAGTTGATTCTGAATTTGTCGATGATGGGCACGATCGAGCGGGCGCCTTCTTTGGTCTTGCAGGAATCCGAGATTCCCTTCACGCCGCGGCACACCGAGCGGGTTGTCATGCCGAACCACGACGCAAGCGTGGCCTGCGGCACGCCATGGAATCGGTTGAAGACGAAGAAGATCATCGAACGCCATGCGGAGGCTCGATGATTGGGGCGTTGGATGAACATGTCCTCCCACGTCACGCCTTCGGCGTGCGAGAGGATCTTCTTCATGATCGCGACCTGATCGCTTGTTGGTTTTCTGTCGAATAGTTGGTTGGTTAGGTCCATGTCGGATGTATGTTGGCTATGTCTGATTTATTCGTCAATGGTTTTTTTCTTAGTGTGCGTGCGCCGTGATGCTGGATTGGATTTTCTTCTCGTTGAACTTCCAGGTGAGCATGCACGCGGCCTTGTATCTGTTAGGCGCTGAGAAGCTCATTGGGTTGATGCCCAGGAGTTGGCACTGCTTTTCGCTCGCCCTCTCGTTGAGCCACCGCTTGCTCTTCTTGGCCGCGGATTTATCGCCGTGGGTGCGGAGGAAGTCGTCGCCATTGGCGAGCGCCATGATCTTATCGTGCGAGCGGTTGAGCAGGCGGATGTTGCGCTCACCCTTGACCACGCCGTAGGTCCACCAGATGCCGGCGTAGCTCACTAGGATGGCTGCGGCGGAGAGGCCGTCGGCAATCACCACTTGGTTGTCCCAGAGGGCCTCCCAGCGGTAGGGAGAAAGCTCCAGCAGGTCGATCTCGGTGAGAACGAAATCCCCCACGAGCGCCCGCCCGTCACGGTCTTCGGTGAGGAATTGGTGGGCGCAGGCTGGGCAGGTCCGGCAGCCCATCGGTATGATGGTATCACACTTCGGGCATTCCTTGGTTGGCGCTTCACCTGGCTTCGCCTGCCGCGAGTCGATCACCGCATCCACCTCCAGCCCGCCGTGGTTGAGCAGGCTGGATCCGAGATCGATGATGATGCAGTCGTCCTTGATGAGACCTGGGTATTGGTCCGGCTCGGAGATCGTGCGAAGCCCGCGGCCAATCATCTGGATCATAGTGCCCTTGTGCATCGACGGCCGGTTGAGGATCACGCAGCTCACCGATGGCTCGTCAAACCCCTCGGTCGCCACGGCGCAATTCCATACCATCTGCGTCTCACCGGTCTTGAAGCGGCGCCATATTGCCCGCCTCACGGCTTCGGGCGTGGTGCCGTCCACGCATTCCGCCGCCACGCCGGCAGCACCGAATGCTTCGGTCATGTGCTTGGCGTGCGCCACGTTGGTGGCAAAGCCGATTGTCTTGCGGTCTTTGGCGAGGTCGAACCACTCTTGGATCACGCGCTCCGTCACCGGCTCGATGTCCATTAGGGCGGCGGCGGCGTCCATATCGAACTCGCTGCCGTGCTTCTTCAGCGAACCGAGTTGGTCCTGCATCCCCAGGTCGATGACAAACGTCCGCGGGCGGACGAGAAATCCGCTCTGCACCATCTCGCCCAGCGAAACGATGTCGGCCACGTTGCTGAACACCGCGCGCAGCCCCTTGCCATCACCCCGCTCTGGGGTGGCGGTCACGCCGAGGATGTGGGTGGCTGGGTTGAGCTCCTTCGCCTGCTCGATGACGCGGAGGTATGATGCGGCGCTGGCGTGGTGAGCTTCGTCGATGACCACCAAGTCCACCGGCTTCATAAGCGGTATGCTTGCCTTGGTACCTAGCGATTGTACCATGGCGAAGGTGTGCCCATCGGGCGCCCACCGCTTGTGGTCAGCAGCGAACGTGGCGGTGGTGGCCTCCGGCGCCACGCGCTGGAACTTCCCGCGGTTCTGCTCCAATAGCTCGATCCGGTGTTGGAGTACGAGCGACCGAGGGTAGCTGGCAGCGATGGCCGAGAGGGCGATTGTTTTGCCAAATCCCACGGTGGCCACGCCGATCGTGTTGCCGTGCTGCTGGAGCGCGGATTTGCAGCGGTCAACGAATACCGTCTGCCGAGGTCTGAGTTGCATGGTGTGTTGTGATGAAAATGAAAAGTCTGCTAGTGGCGTGTTTCACACGGCAACAACGCACCTGTATCGGGCTCTCCCCAACCACCATGCACCACTAGCAGACAGAATTTTTATACGGATGAGACGAAATCGCAGTCAAGATGTTCCTGTAATGCTTTTCGCGCTCTCCACCCGACTGGACCAGACGCGCTGGCCAGCCGGAGGATTGTTTCGATAGCAGCCGCTTTGCATGGTGTTGTGCTGTGTAGCGTTTGCAACGCGGCCCATAGCTCTAACAGGATCAGGGTTTGTTGAGCCACGATGGCGCTCCTGATGCCGGAGCTGCTGGAGTCGCGAATGCGGTCGAGCGGGTGGCGGGTTGATTGCCACTGATGAGCTCGCTCCAGCCCTTGTAGCCGGAGCCGGAGTTGGGATTCGGGGTGAGCCACTCACCAACCTTGTTCTTGTCGGCGTAGCCATCAGTGCCCTTCTCCACTTTCACGCGGACGCCGATCGTGCCGCCATCAATGTCGGCGATGACGTCACCGATGCAGGTTCCCTCGCTGTTATAGCGGGTGTAGCTATTCTCGTCGGCAGGCTTAAAGATTCCGACAGCTTCGCAAATGCGAGTGAGCGCGAGCAGGCCCATCTTTCTTCCGCCGTCGCTGGCGTTAGGGCAGAATGGATCCATAATCATGTCGAAGATTTTGCGACCAGCAAAAGCCCCGTCGGCCATGGTGAGCTCGACGTCGAGGTATTGAGCGCCCGATGCTTTGGATTTCTTGATGGATCGAACGGTGAGGTACGCTTTGCACAAAGTGCCTTGCGGGATGAGTGCGATTGCGTCTTGTTGGGATGAGTTAGGACTGAACATAGTAGTATTATTTTCTTTGGTTGTTGGTTGTGAGAATTAGATGGTTGTAGTGAGGGCGGTATCGAGGCGTTTGCCGGTGTGGATTTTATTCATAAGCGCGCCAAGATCCGGCGGCTCAAGCTCCTCCAGCCGACCTGAACGATCTTTCGCTGGAAATCCCATGCCGTTGTCTTGGGTGCAGTAGAAGCACCTGCTTTTCTTCCCCTCCACCACCAGCGGCTTGCCGTTTACGTCATGGACATAATCGAGCGTAAGCACCTGATCGAAGATGCCGGCGATTTCGCGGGCGGCCTTCGACCCCTCAATTTGTGGTACGTATGAGACGCGCTTCAGATCATCTTCCATGCGATCGAGGATCCCAACCACGACAATCGACTTCGGCGAGTGCTGGAGGTGGGTGAGCCACTTGATCATCTCGCGACCAAGAAGGCCGTAGGCGCCAAGGGTGTCCTGCTTGCCGGTCTTCTGCGAGAATGCCTCGGGCTGGGTAAGCGCCCATGAGAAGCACCACCGCGACGCAACCGTGATTGAGTCGATGTAGATGGTTGAGTATTTCTCCAACTCCTTCGCGCCACCAAGGAGGTTGGCGATTTGATCAAACATGGCCGCGGAGTATGCGCCCGATGCGTCGGCTGGATCGGCGCCACCCACAAAGAGGGCGAGCGCGCGAGTCATTTCCCACGGGTGAGCGCCCACGTCAGTGGCGAGTTTGCGGATATCCACCACGTCTCCCGCCCAATCCTGGAGGGCGAGCGTGCCGCCTTCAAGGTCAAGGAAGAGGGTGGACTTGGCGTCAAGTGTGCGGGCCTGCGTGGTCTTGCCGACCCCGCTCTGCCCGAACATGGCGATGTTTATTTTTGGACGGGCTTTGAGGCGCTCGTCGGCCTTAATGATACCTTTCATTTTTTGCTTTCTGTTTTTGGTTATTCCTTGTCCTCGACCACCTTGATCGAGAACGGGGAAAGTTTCACCTGCCGCGCGAGGATGATCTCGCCGAGGAGTGGGTGGTCAATGGCTTCCAGCTTGCGGAAGTTTTCCTCCGCGATGGACAACTCCGCTTTGATGATTGTGTGCGCGTCGGGCAGCTTGGCGGCAACCGCCTTGAGCTTCTCGCTGTCCCACTTCACCGTCTTGCGGATGGTACCTTGGATCTCGATTCCCTCCACGGAGAGCTTGAAGTCACCATGGTCGGCGTTCTTGATAAACAAGCGCTCTTCCATCGACGGCCATGAAATGTGCGCCAGGGCGGCGTCGATGTCGGCGATCTCGCTCTTAATGTTGTTGGCTCGCGCGACCAGCGCTTTGCGCTGAGCAACGAGTTCTTCTGTGTGTGTCATGTCAATTGCTTGTTGATGTAGTTGTTAATGTCGATTGGCTTGCCGATGGTTGCACCCAGCGCGCCAAGTTGAACCAAGCGGCGAGTGGGTACGCATCCGCGGGTAATCCAACTGTCGATCGTCTTGATGGAGATGTGCTGGTCATGCTTCATCAAAAGCCTCCAGAGTTGGGTGGTACCACCGAAATGCGACACTAGCTTTTTGGCGTCCATTGGTTTGTCTGATGTGGTGTTGTTCATCGGCGCGCGGCCAACATGCAAAAAATGCACTGTCACAGTCAAATCTTTTTTCTTCTTTTTTTTGGGGACTTTATCCAACGACAAAAATCTGTTGACGATCCTGTATTTTGCAGGATATTGTCGTTGTAGCAAGACACAAACCAACAGGAAAACAACCATGGCACGCAATACAAACTACGCACCACTGGGGGCAAACCCCGATCAAGCAAAGGAAGAGTTCGGAGAAAAACTCCGGCATTACATGAATCAGCGCGGATGGAATCAGTCCGACCTGGCTCGCGAAGCGGGCCTCCGCCGCGATGCAATCTCAACATACGTGAGGGGCAAGGTGTGGCCGGATCCATCCAACCTACGAAAGCTGTCTGATGCGCTTCGAGTGGCGCCAGGCGACCTAATTAAAGGCATGTCCGATGTTCCTAGTAGTTCGCCATCACGCCAGACAACGCCTCAGGTGGAGATCCAACAGACAGGAGAGAATGAAATATTCCTGCGAATCAACCGATCGGTTTCGTTGGAGCAGGCAGCCCAGATCCTCGCCATCTTGAAGGCGCGGTGATGAAGCTGGTCACGCAAGCGGAAGCCGCGGCAATCCTGCGGAAATCCCTCGCAACAATTTACCGATGGAGGCGATCCGGCCTGCTTCCATCCATCGCCGGCAGACCGGTGATGATCGACTTGGCCGACATCGAAAAACTAAAGGACATACAACAATGGCAAGACATACAGCAGGACCACGGCTCGGGAAATCACCGGCTGGGTATTACGAAATCAGGTGGACCGAAGAAGGGCGGAGTAAGCGCCTTTCAACGGGGACAGCAGACATGGTTGAGGCGCAGCAATTTTTCGCGGGCTGGCTCCACGAAAAAGCCCGCGACCCCAAACGCCCGCCCTCCGTCAAGGTAATTCTTCAGAGCTACCTGAAAGAGCACATCAAAGATCCGGAGACTCGCGACTACATAATCGCCGAGCGCATGATCGAAATGTTCGGAGATACTCCGGTGGATGCGCTGACCGCGGATCGAATCGCCACCTACTGCGAGCAGCGCGGGGTGAGCGGTCCAACCCTGCGGCGGGAGCTGTCAACGTTGATCGCCGCGCTCAACCACGCTCGGAAGCAGCGGAGAATCAATCCTGTTCTGATTCCGGTAATCAGCCTGCCGGACGCTGGGGCGCCGAAGACCAGCTCGTTCTCGGAGGACCAGCTTGAGTTGCTCCTCCGGCTCAGTGCACCGAAGTTGGGGGAGCGAGCCTCCCGCATCCACCGGTTCGTCTGGATTGCCGCGGAGACTGCCAGCCGCCGCGCTGCGGTGGAGACGCTGGAGTGGCGACAGGTGGATCTCAAGGCTGGCGTGATTCGGTTTGCGGATGAAGGCAACGGCAAGGTGCGCAAGCGCAAGCGCCGCGTCACGGTGCCGATCTCAGCCCGCCTCATGGATAAGCTGGTCCAGTGGAAGGCCGAGGCGGGAAGCGAGCTGGTCCTCGACAACTCCCACAACATCTACCGCTACTGGATCCCGCTAATTGCTGAGGCGGCCAGGGTGAGTGGCAATCCGTCGATCATCGACCTCACGCCGCACGACCTGCGGCGCACCTGGGCCACGCTCGCGGCCAAGGCTGGGGTGAGCATGTGGGACATCGCCGGCATCCTCGGTGACAGCCTGCCTGTGGTCATCAAGCACTACGCTCACCACTCCCCCGACTACCTCCGCAAGGCGGTGAATTTCAGGGGCGGTATCGGGGTGGAAAGCCCCATCGGGTGATTATTTACGCAAGACATTGACCGACACTCATTACCCACACCCATTGATTTTACTCGCTTTCTAGCTGTCCGATCATCAGACAAATAGCCTAGACGATGCGATCAGGGGTGTGGGGTTTCAATTACTTAACCACCCTACGGGGCGGAATCCGGGCTAACCATTCGATAAAGGTTCGTCATGTTCCCGCCCATGTTCACCTTCCGCTTCTCGCACTGCCCACCGCGAACCATGCGGTCGAGCTTAAAGCGGACGGATTCAAAACTGCGCGTTTTGCCTTTTTTATTCATCTCGCTCCACAACTCCATCACGGTGAACTCGCCATCTTGTTTTGGCTCGGGGCGCATAATTTGCAGTGCCGCCTCAATGCCAGTTAGATGATCCCTTGTGGACTGATCCAAGTGTCCCCTTCTTTTGTGACCTGCCATATTTTTGTGTCTCCTGTTTTGGTGTTGATGACTCCGTAGGCGAACCCTTGTCGCCATCCGAGTTTCGCTGTGTGCTGATCCGCGTATTCCATCTGATTGATGTCGCCGATGCAGCCGATTGAGAACGCTTCGCCTTGGTCAATGTGCCGGCCCGTATACTGGTTGGGGGAGTGCACGTGGCCGTGCACGCATGGGCCGTATCGCTCAAAGTGGATCTTCGCCGGATTGACTCCGCTGTGAAATCCGTGAATGAGCTTTGGCCCACCTTCCGGCATCCGCAGGTATGCCCCAACTCGATACGGCACCCACTTGATTCTGCGTTTGGCGAAATGCCTTTCAGCCGATTCAGCTAATCCCTGGCAGTGTTCCCTCAGTACGCCATTGCTGACACTCTGAGCCATCTGCCAGATACGCTGATCGTGGTTGCCAAGGGTAAGGTATTGGGGCTTGAAGCCGTCGAGGAACGCCAGTCCGGCGGAGAAATCCTCGGACAGCCCGCAGGCTTTCTCCTCTGGTCCCGCAGCGCCTCTAAGACACGCGAAATCGAAGTTGTCACCCAGGTGGATCCGGTAATGGGCGTCCCAGGTTTCGGAAAAATCAAGGAGCTTCTGAACGGACTCCTTGTGAACCAGTGCACCATGGTTGTCCGACGCGATGATGAACCTTTTGAATGAGGCCAAATTAACAGGGGTTGATGTTTACTTCTTCAGAGTCTTGTAGATAAGGATGAACGTGTATGTCACCGTGGCCAGTAGCCCCAAAAACCTAAGCATGGGCTCAACGGTTTCTATCAGAGAGATAAAGAATGCGGTGAGGTTCAGCGACGACACGCCGAGGATTTTGAATAGCGGCGAGTGGTCGTGCATAGATTTTATGGTTGGCAAGCCTCAAAGTGCATGGCGTCGCGGCCCCAGAAGGCACCGGCTGATACCCAACCCTCGCGAGCAAAGGCTTCGATTATTTCAAATGGCATGCTGGATCGCTGTGGCCAGCTCGTCTTGTTGCCGTTGTTGCCTGGGTCGAGGTCGATCGCCGCGCCCCATGAGTGCTTAGAAAGGCGCGATCCTCCGCGCATGTTCCTGAAGTTGTAGATGCCGCCGTAGCTCTGGCAGGCTTTCATGATCTCAGGGTCATCGCCATGCCGGCTCTTGATGTCGGCGAGCACGCGGAGCAGCGAGTCCTTCACCAGCTTGTGGCAGCGGCCTTTGCTCACCGGCGCCCCGTCGTAATACATCGGGAATGGAAAGCTAAACGAAACGAGGTTAGATTCATTCCCGCCGGTTCCGTAGAACTTGGTCATGCTCGCGTCGTCGTTCTTCGGCCACGGGCTCGGCGCCGGCATGAGAGATTTCAAGTATGACTTGCAGGCGAGATAGCTCTTCGGCCCCCACACCCCGTCGGGGGTGGCGCCGATCTTTCTCTGGATCGCCTGTATCTCCTCCTTTGTCATCAGCGAGGAGGCTTAGTCCTTCTTAAGCACGTTAATTGCGCCAATCACAGAGACGCCAACGGCAATGATGGCCGATGCCTGATCTGGTTTGATGCCAACGCCGCAAGCGATCACGAGCTGAATTAGTCCGCGCCAGGTGGATTCCTGCTTGAGTCGGTCGAGGATGAGGTTCTTCATAGCAGGGATATTGTTATTGTATGTTGGCCAACAACGCAAGCCCTTTTAGTAGTAGGTTGTGGTTTTCATTGGCCCCTTTTTCTTGGTCTGGATCGGGCCTGCTACTGCGCTCACCGCGCTTTCCCGCGCCAGCGGGTGGCGGAACGCCTGAACAAGAGCTGCCGAGAGCGGCCCCGCCGGCATTCCGGCAAACACCGCATTGAGCGCTGGGGTGGCGATCGTGTTGTAGCCGGTTCGCGCCAGCTTCCGCTCGGCGGTGTTGGTGTTGGCGCTGTTGCGTTCGCCGTAGAGGTTGACGACCGACTGGAACAGCTCGGACATGCCGCCTACTGCTGGGCCTAGGACCACGGTGGCGGGCTCGCGCTGGTAGCGGGCGCCGGAGACAATGTTGAACAAGGTGTCGTAGGGCCCGAGGATGCCGGTGCGGGATGCGGCGCCAAGCGCGCGGGCCATGTTGACTTCCGCTTGGGTCTTCTCCTTGTCGCGCTTGTTGCGCTCAAGGTCCACGAAGATCGTTTCGCGGAGGACCTGAATACCGTACTGGAGGCCGTAGATGGCAGCGATGGCCTTGGCTGCGTCGATCGCCACTTGGCTGCGCTCCCTGGTGGAGAGCTTCTCCGTTGCCCCGTCAATCTCCACGGTGCCGCGGTAGGCGTCTTTCAACCTGCGAGCTTGCCGCAGCGTGAACTTCTGATGGAAGTCATAGAGGAATGACTGGAGCTGGTAGAACATGCCGGCCACTGGGTTGTTGGCCTTCTGAGCGCGGGTGCCGCGGGTGGGGTTTAGGGCTGCGCCGGTCTTGTGGAACATGGACAGCGCTTTGCGATAGAGAGCGGCGCCAGGATCATCACCGAGGATTAGTTTGTTCTGGTCGGTTGCCTTGTCGAGCTTGGTGACGAAGGCGGCCATCACATCGATGTCCTTGGTGCTCATGCCGAGCTCGTTGAGCTCGCGCTTGGCGAGGGTGGACATTGAGCCTCCAGCCTTGGCCAGCTTCACCTGCGATGAGATGAAGCTCTTGCCTATCTTGGTGGCAGCGTCGAACGTGAGATTGGTCCAGCCGGAGAGGCCGGTGAGGCGATGGAAATTTGTGACCAGCCTGCCACCTTTGCCGCGACCGCCGAACGAATCACCGAGCGCATTGCTGGACATCAAGCCATCGAAGGAATCAGCCACCAGTCCAAGCTCGCGGTTGAGGATGCGGATCTCGTCCGGTCCTGCTTTTCTCAGCGCGCGAACAATTCCCTTGGCGATCTGAGCGTAGGCTCGACCGGTGTCGGTTATCCTGCCGGTTCTCGCGCCGATCAATGCCGGCTCACCAAGTGAGGCCACGGTGGCGTGAGAAAGGTAGGCGAGCTGAGTGTAGGTGTGGAGATGACCAACGAGCCTCCTCACGGTCTCGTTGTTGGAGCCGTTAAGGTTGAGGTAGTCCTTCACGAGCTGGGCGGCGATCGGGATCATATCCTGATTACCTTCAGCTTCTAGCTGGGCGCGGAGAGCTTTCCATTTGCCAACCGGGTCGATCTTGCCATCTGATCTCGATGAAAGCACCCGTGCCTTGGTCGCTGCCCGCACGGTGGCGAGAGCCTCCGCGGTGTCCATGGCGGCGATGTTGCGGTGGTAGAATTTGCCGAGCAGCTCGTCGGCCTCGGGTCCGAACTCCCGCTTTTTCAGGAATGACGGCTGTCCGCCGCCCTCTGCCGCGGTGATGTCGTTGCCGTCCGATGAGATGCCGTTGTTATCCGATGTGATGGCGTAGAGGTATTTCTCCGCCGCAGCCTGTGCGTCCATCTTCTCCAGCTCGCGGATCTTATCCTTGATGCTGGTGGTGTCTTTGCCCTCGGCTGCCTTGATGGCTTCCTGCTCGCGGAGCTGGGAAATCTCGCGCGCCCATTTTCTCATGTAGGCACGCTTGGCCTTCTCAATAAACTCTTTTGGATTGGTCAACACCTTCTCGGTGTCGATTGACCGGCTGAGCGACCGCTCGCCAGCATCGCCAACATCCACGCCAGCATTACGCAGGTAGGCCAGTCGCTCGCGGCGACGCTTGATGAAGTAGTCAACCGCCTCCTTGAGTTTTGGCTCCTTGGCCAGCTCAGCATCGCGGGCTGGGTTGACCACGTGATCCGCCACTCTCTCCAGCCATGCCGCGCGGGCCGCGTCGTTGATGCCTTCTTTCTTGAAGTACGCATCAAGGCCCGTATCAAATTTGATACGCTCATTGTTCATGCGTCGCAAATCAGCTTCGGACAATCCATCGGCGCCCTCGAAATTCACGCCGTCCTGGCTGGCTCTTACGCCCATGATGTCGGCGAAGAACTTATTGGCGGCGGCGCTATCCTTCCCAGTGATCTTGCCCTCGGCGAGCGCCTGCATCTTGCCGCCGATGCCATTGAAGTAGGTGTTGCGGAAAAGCGACAAGCCGCGCTGGATGTGACGCAGCGTGCTACCATCTCTCACTCCACTGGCGATCTCGGCCAGGTGCTCCTTCATTGCGTCACCGTAGTCACCCCACGGGGTCTTGTTGCCAGACATTGCCATCTCTTCGGCGAACATCATGTCGGTGACGAGTCGCTCGAAATTCTTTTTGAGATAGCCCTTTTGCTCGGGGAACTTGGCGACGAGCGCGTTGAGGATGTCTTGCTCGTTCGGTGTCTTGCCGCTGGCGATAAGCTCTTGCGTCACCTTCGGCATCTCCACCTTGAACTGCTGGTCCTTGCCTTTACCGATGATACGCGCCTCGTCCAGCTCGGCGTGCATCCGGATCCTTGCGGGCTTCTGTTGATCCTTTGGCAGCTTGGCAATCTCGGCCAGCACGGTCTTCGCCTGTGTGCGGTAGTCGGCGCGGTCGGCCACCTCTTGCTTGGCGGCGTCGAGCGCCTCGCGGAATGACGTGGCCGGCTTTGCGTCGTCCACTTTAGAGTAGCGGGTGGGTCCGTCTGCCATTCCGCTTTTCACCTTGCCCATCCCCCTCTTGAGGAGAGCGGCGGCGATTATCTCTGGATCCTTGGCTGCCTGGCCGGTGAGGTTCTTCCAGGTGCGTCGCGCAATCTGGAGTAGCTTCTGCCAGAACGTGCGGCCTTCCGGCGTGCGGTCGAGGATCGAGCGCAGGGCTTTCACCAGCTTCTCTTCTGCCTTCACGGAGGTCGGCGCGTCCGAGTAGAGCTTATCCACCGTGTCGTTGATCTTGGTGCGGGTGTCTTCATCGAGCGAGTCGTAGAGCCGCTGGAACACAGCGCGCTCTTTCTCGTCGCGGAACGCGGTGTGGCCCACCTCTTCGTGGAGCGCGGAGCGCACGCCTTCCGGCCCAACCTTCGCTGCGTTCAGCTCGATCGTGTCGCCATTGACGCGCGCTTCCCAGTCGGCCTTCGGCTCGTTGACCACCTTGACGTTCTCTGGGCGTTTACCGCCAAAGAAATCATCAGCCGCCTTCTCCACTCCCGTGATGTCCGCGGTGCGGGCCGGTGCATCGGTCTTGGAGAATGGCATGTTGTCAGGCGAGATTTCATCGGGCCTCACTCCAAACAGCGGGGCGTCTTCCTCCTCGTCGAAGAGTCGGGTTTGCGCCTCGTCCTGAGCCCGCGCAGCTTCCTCTTTGGCATCGCGCTCTGCCGTGATCTTGGCACCGTCCTGAGTGCTTTCCGAAGCAAGAGCAAACCCACCGTCGTCGTCGAACAACTGGCGCGAATCTTGGTTGCGTATATCCATCGGCGATACTGGCCGATTCGCTGGCTCCTTTTGAAGAGCCTCCTCCTCTAAGCGAGCGTAGTAGGTATCGGACTCGTCTTGGTAGTCACGGGTCTTTCCTTGCGCAATGTCTTCGATTTCGCTTCTCAGCTCACTCCATAGAGTGTCTGCATCCTTGTCCTGAACCACGTTATCAGGACCGCTTGCGGAGGAATCGTCATGCTTGGCGTAGATCGAGCGAAGCAGCTCCTTCGCCGCCTCCTTGCCTTCTGGCGTGCCTGGCATTGCGTCAACGTCGGAAATTTTGATCCATCCGTCGTACTCGCCGCCTCTTACGTTCTCTGCCAGAATGTTGTTTTCCTTTGCGGAAAGGGTGATCCCATTCTTCTTCTTGCCGAGAATGAGCGCAACCTGCGGTGACGGGCTCTTGATCCTGTTGCCGTCCAGGCTGCTGAGCCCAGGAAATGAATCAATGTTGTTGTCCACCGACCGGAGGATGCGCGAGGCACCCTTTGATGCGGTTTTGATTACACGTGGGATCTCGGACTTAGCCTCGCCCCTTTGAGCCACCAGCTCCTTCTGCGTGCTCTGCAAGCTCGCGAGCCGGTTTTCTGCTTTCGTGATAGTCTGCTTGGGTGCCCCACCCTTCTTCAGCTCGTCGATCTTCACGCGCTGGGCCATGATCTCTTTGCCGGTCGCCTCGATCTCGGCGCCGAGGTTCTTCACGCGGGTTCTAGGCGAGAGCTGGCGCGGTGCCGGTTCCGGCGTGGGCGATGTTGCATCCGGTTGTATTTGTATGTATTCCTTACCGTTGAGCGTGGTAAATGATACGCCGTCATATCCGTCCTCCCGTGCCTTATTAACAATGTTTTCCATTGTTGCTGATTTGGGCAGGCCTAATTTTTCTTTTGCATCAATCCATTTTGGAACATCGAGCAGGTTGTTGAAAACAACGTCATACTCCGCGACGGTTCCACTCTCGCCAGCGTATGCCTCAGCCACCTTGCGGTCAGGCGACATAAATAGCGCGTCCCTTACGGTCGGCTGAGACTCCTTGCCCTTCTGGACCCCGCGATACAGTTTGATCTTCGCTACCGGAGCTTCGGCTTGCGTTTCGGTAATCGGCACCGGTGGCGCATCAAGCGGGTTAATATCTGTCCTGAACTCGGGGTTTCTCGCCTTGGACATTTCAGAAACCGCCCACCGTTGCCCTGACTGGTTGTTGATGACCACTTTACCATTCACGACGGGATGCGCCTCGATAACACCTTGGCGGTTTTTCCATACCTCCCAGGTATTTCCATCACCGTCTTTGAACCGATCTCCACGTTGCGGCTCCGGCACTACCGTAGCTTCGGTTTGCGCTTGGGTGTCTTTTGCGGATTTTGGTTGGCGAATCATGGTCTCGCCATTGGCTTGCGCGACAAATCCGAACTTTTCGTACCACCTAATAAGCTGCTCTTTGTTCAGATTGTTTCCATCTGAGCCAAACGGTTTGGCAATGAGTTTGACTGGGACATCGTAATCATCAGCCATTCCCACGAACCTGCGCATCACCTCAGTGGCGAGTCCCTCCCCTCTCTTATTAGATGGAGCTGATACCGACTTCAGTATTACGAAGTTCCCAAAGTTATCAACCTCAAGCTGAACACCCTCAGGCGTGACGACGCGCTTATCTCCGTCACTCTCAAATCCTACTGCGTCACCGAGTGCTTCGCGAATGTCTTCCGCGGCGCTACGGTATTTTGGGCTCACGCTGCCAAGGCGAATTTTAGACGGAATGCCCTCATCATCGGATGCAATAGGAGGAGCTCCCGCATTCTCCGGAGCGACCGGAGCGATACCTGTTGCTTCAGGTCCGATAGTAAGCTTGGCGCTAGCTGGAGCGGCAGAGGCTACGGCGGGCAAGGGGGGTTCGTTGTTCAGTATTCTCCTTGCGGCATTTGCATTGGAGGTGGCGTCTGCGGCTGCAAGGCTTGCGCGTTGAGACGGGATTTCTGGGCTGCTAACCGGAAGAGGAAGCCGTTGATATTTCCCAGCGTCCCTGGCTGCGGTGATGGCTGCGATGTTTTCAAGGTCTCCTGAGAGCTTGTCGATAACGGCGGTTCTGGTTTCATCGGATAGTGTTGGGTTGTTCTGGGCGATGGCGATTGCCTGCTTAATCTGGTCTTCAGCGACGAGGATCTGCTCATCGGTGATCGAGCGAAGCTGCGGCGAGAACTCTGGCGTGTCGTAGACCGGAATGCTCTTCCTGCCCTTCTGCTTCTTGAGTGAAACGCCAAGCTCGGCGATGTCAAGAAGATCGTCGGTGTTGTTGTCGATGACGCTGAAGACCGACTGAAGGGATTCGTTTTCGGTTTCACCGAAGAAGCGGGTTGCCGTGGCGCGATCTTGCTGCCGGTCGAACGTTGGCTGAACGCCAAGCTCGGTGAGTGATCGGTCGGTGCCATAGCTGAATGGCAGCTCGACAAGCGCTCCGTCAGCGCGGAGTAGCGATGGGCGGCCTTCGTCATCGACGAGCTTGCCCATCTGTCCATCCCATTCGACGTTGGTGTCGATGAGGTCGGAGAGTGTGGGGTCTGGCTTGCGGGGTGGCGTGACGTCGATCGTGCCGCCTGAATCCATGGTGGTGGCAGGCAGGTTAGCTCCCGCCGCGCGAACGTCATTCGGCGTGACGGTGGCTCCCGCGCCGGATGGCGTGAGGGTGAGTGGGTCGATGCCGGCCTGCTGAGCGAGATCGCCCGCCAGCCTGGTGGTGCCAGTGGCGACCAAGGGTGGGGCTGGCGGGGCTGGCGGGGTTGGAGCAAGTGGTGCCATCGGCCCGCGCATTGGTGGCGTGGGGCTGGCTGCCGGCGGCGGGGGAGTGACAGTAGCTGTGGGCTCTGGAGTTGCGACTGCTGGCTCGACTGGTTGCTCCGGAGCTGGGATCATCGCCCCTTGCCCGAGGGCTCGGCCAAGGCGGTTTGGGTTGCTGAACAATGCGCCAGCGGCGGCATTGAGCGCAATCTGCCTCGGATCCAGTGGTTGATCCATGGCAAGAGATTGACCGGCATCAAAGGCGCCGCCGACTGCCACCTCGGATCCCACATTGATCCGGCTGTTGATGATAGCTGCGCGCTCGGCTGCGTTAGCGGCACGGCCAAGTGGAGTGAGCGCGGTGCGAATAGTTCCTGGTGAGAACTTGCCGGTGATGAGCGCGGGCGCAACCTGGCCCCCAAAGCTCGCAATCGGATTTACTTCTCGGTCGCGCTCTAGCGCCGCCTGTCGCTCTGCGGTGATCGGATCAACCGCTTCTTGGATCTTCTGGCCACCGAAGGCCCCCGCAACACCACCGATCAAACCGCCCCCGATGGTGCCAATGCCCACAGTCAATGGATTGCCGCCCATTGCCCCGATGGCTGCGCCGGTCTTGCCGCCGGTGAAAGTGCCAGCAAGAGCGCCACCTATACCGGCTCCCAGGTTCTCGCGTGCATTGCGTAAGAAGGATCCGGTCATGGACGGGTCATTGCCGGCGGCCTCCAGCTCAGCCTTCTGGCGAGCGGCGCCCATACCAAGCGGGCTTTGCGGCTGCGGTGTCCCGTAGTTATTCTGGATAGCGCGAGCGATGTCCGCATCGCTCATTCCATCAGGAAATTCTACCTGTCCAATATCGGGGATTTCAATGATCTGTGGCATACTGACTATTCAATAGCTCCGGTGGTCGGATTGTATCGCCTGATAGTCTGTTGGCCAGTGGCTGTTTGTCCAGTCTGAACTCCTCCGCCCTTCAATTTTTCGAGTCTGGATTCCATCTCCTTGAGGCGATTCAGTGTTCTGTTGTAGCTGTCGTCACTGAGCTTCACTTTCTGCGGGTTTGGCGTGTAAGCCTGCGCGAGAGTGACCTCTCCCGACTGGAGAGATTTCACCACGTTCTGGATGTCGGATTCGAGCGACGCAATCTCCTTCTCCTTGCTCTCTCGTTCCTTTCTTTCAGCCGATCCCTCTCTCGCCTTGAACTGGTCGCTAGCGCGGAGCGGCTTTGCTAGCTCAGCAGCAGGTTGCGCGGGAGCGGGGTTGCTTGGTTGAGCGGAGCCTTCAACGCCAGTCACCGCGGCGCCGCTGTTAGAGATACCAGGGGTCTGAACCGGAAGGCCGAATAGTCCTGGTACAGCTGCCGCAACGGTGGCGAGCTGCGCTGGATCCTGCGCCCCAAACACACTGGATGCCTGCAAGGGCTCGGTGTTCGTGATCGCCGGCAGCGACGGGTCCTTTCCAAAGCCAAACCGGAAAGTGTCCTCCGAGTTGATCTCTGGCTGGTCTGTTCCGAAGTGATGGATGTTCGCCGCGGCTTCCGCCTCGATTGGCGACATTCCAGTAGCCATGGCGTTGGAGTAGCTCTGCGACCAAGCCCTGCGGGTCGGCGCGTATGGATCCTCAATGGGGGCCCCGTCCTCGTCCACAGGGACGCCGAACACCTTGAAGCTCGCAGCCTGCGCCATCTCGTTGACCTTTTGCTGGTCATTGAAGCTATTTGGCGCCGTCTTCGGAACTCCAAGCATTGAGCCGTCGCCGCGACGAGTGCCTGGTGCAAACAAGTCTCCAACCAGCTTTGCTTGAGCATCCCCAGCGGCAATGGCTTCATCGCTGCGGAGCTTCGGATTGTTGACCTTGATGGTTTCCGCGGTGGTGCCTGCCACCGTGTTGAACCCAGGATTAGCTACGCCTAGACCAGCCTGACCAATACGAATTTGGTCAGGGGTTGCGTTAGTGGCAAAGATCGCATCGGACGCCCTGGCGGTGTTGAGCGCGTTCGTGAGCTGATCGGGATTAACGCCGCCTACGCTGGCAAGAATTGCTGAACGGGAGAGGTCGGGCCGGTTTTGAGGGACTCCTCCAGACTGATAGTAGGTGAAGCCGGATGAGATTTTATCATCCGGAATCCCGCCACGGTATCCTTCTGCCTGTGCCGTTGAGCGCATCCAGGTCCCCATCCAAGCGGGGTCGTTTAGCTTCTCTTGGGTGATGACTTCATTTTCGTTCATGCCAGGCTGAGGAGTGCTTCCGCCCCATTGGCCTTTCGTCCAGTAATGGCGCATTTCGCCAACAGTCTTGCCGACTGGGTTCATTTGCTTGAAGTGGGCCATGTTGGCGGCGATACCGGATTCGACATTGGGGTAGTATCCAATGGGGTGGCCGCCGCCGATGACGCCTTTGCCTTGCATGCCGTATCGCACAAACGATTGCTTTGGGTAGGCGCCGCCTGGGTTGTTGAAGCGGTTCGGGGCTGGAGTTCCGTCGTATGGGATGTTGACTTGGGGGATTGGACCTGCCGAGGCGTAAAGGTCAGCAAGACCTTTGGTGCTAATGTTCTGGTGTTCCGTGCGCGCGTTATTATACGCCTGCTGAGAACCCTCTGTCCCAACACGCGCCTGATTGAGCGCAATCTGCGAGCCAAACACTTTTGGCGCGTACTGATTATCAATCGCAAAGCCAGCATTCCTGAGACCCAACCCCTCGTTGGTAAGGCGCTGCTGATCCGCCTGCGCGCGAAGGCGCGGATCAAACATTTCGCCAATGCTTGAAAGGGCTCCTGAGAGATTGTTTCCTATTGCGGCTGCGGTGTAGCGGTCCATGGTTTTCTTCTTCTAGATTATCCCTTGACAGGGATGGCTTTTGGGGCGCCGGCAGTGTTAGTGTTGGGCGCCTTTGACGTGCCGTAGGCGTATCCAAGTTGGCCGAGCGCCTGCACGCCCTGTCCGGCGAGCGCGAGGCCGGCGCCCTTGTTGGCTGCTGCCTCTCCCTGAACGCCGTAGAGCTGTCTCGACGCGCCCGACATCAAGTCGTAGGCCTGTACGGGGCGGTTGATCGCGGACATCTGGCTGTTGACTAGCGAGATGTTCTCGCCGGATTGGCGAAGGCGATCGAGCCCCAACTCGCGAGCGCGACCAAGGGCCATGAGCGCCGCCTGCGCCTTTGCTTGCTGGTCGCCATAATCCTGCGCGTAGCTGAGCTGGGTGTTGAGCGCGTTGCGGTAGGAGTTGGTGTCAGCGCTTGGCGTGGCCCCTTCCACCGACACGGTGCCAGTGGATTGAGATGCGTCTCCGCCCATGCTGCCGGCGTATGCCTGGTCGCCCGCGGCGGCCAATGCTTGGGCGAGCTTATCGGTCTGCTCGTTGGTGTCCTGCTCTACGTTCTCGCGAGTGTAGGCTTTGAGAGTGTTGTCCTGAAATGATTTACGCGAGCGAAGGGCGTCCTCCTCCTGCTGCTTCTGCAAACCCATCTGCTTTCGCATGATTTCGCCTTGGCGACTCACCTCTTGTAGGCGAGCTGTTGCCATGGCTTTCTGCTGTTGGTTCGAGGCCCTCGCCTGCATACCGATGCCGGCTATGGTGGAAACTGTTGCTGCTACTGCTATCCAGCTCATTGGATTTGCTCTATTTTGTTATTGGATATGCGCCATTGCGCGATGTGGTTTTCAAGGAGATGGTTTGAATGAGGCGCGATAATGTCTTCTGCAATCTTATCAAGATCCGTTTTCTGTGTGACGTGATAGGTGGTCCATACGACATCGGTGATCGCGCGAATCATGCGCCTGGTCCCTGCTTTAGTCACGCCATGAAGAGGAGCTTTGTAGAAAACAGCACCTTCGTTTTCGGAGATCACTTCAAGCTCTCCCTCAGTCAAAACAAACGGATGCTCAGTTTTATGCTCTGCACTGGTGAACATTGTTCCGGCTGGCACAGTGGTTTGCCTGATGTAAAGCCCAGGCGTGAACCGATGGACCACCGGACAATCCACGGCAGGGTATTCCGTCAACGCAGCTTCAAACCGGTCAATGGTCTCCTTGATCTCTTGACTGGAAGTTAGCTCGCTCATTATGCGCCTTGGTAATTCTTCACTGTGGAAGAGGAGGAATTGGTTGGTGAATTGTTGACATTCTTGAACATCGGGCTGAACACGCCGCCGAACTGGTTGTTTGTCTTGGCGTTCCAGTAGTCGTTGCTGGCGAACTTGGCAGCTTGGTTGAGCAATGCCGAGACCGGCTCGAAAGCTGGTCCTGCGTTGAGCGCCGGCACGGATGCGTTGGCTGCTTGCAATCCTGCGTCCTGCGACTCGGAGGCATACATCTGGCCGATTGCCGATTGGCGCGCCGAGTTGACCATCTGCCGCTGCTGACCGGCGTAGTCGGACGCCTTGTTCTGGGCGTCGCGGTACATGCCGTCATAGGTGGATGCGAGATCGCCGTACTGGCGGGCCGCGGTGGACGAAGCCATCTTGCCGGCATTGGCTAGGGAGGAACGAAGGTTGTAGCTCGAATCCCGCTGCGACTTCTCGATCTGTGGCTTGGCGTAGTCGAGGTACTTGTTTTGGATGCCAGTGTAGTAGTTGTCATCGAACTGGCCGTAGATGCTGTTGATCTTGCCAAGCCCCTCGGCCATGCTGGCGCGCCGCGCCGCGGCATCCGCCTCAGCTTTCGCGGCCTGTTGCTTCTGCCATTCAAATTGCTCCTTAGCGAGCTTGTTGGCAGCTTTGTTCGCTTTCTTTGCGCTTGATGATGACGTGCACATTAGAAATCCCTCCCTTCTGACCATGCAAAAAGGTGAAATGCTTCACCATTGCCACCGTAGTTGGGGACCACGCACTCCTCCGTGGCGCCAAGCATCTTCAGCCACCGATGTGCCACTTCGTGACCTTCGATGGAGAAGCATTGTGCTCGATGTGTTTTGGAGTCTTTCAACAGGGGGATAATGGTCTTTTTTGCGAATTTCGTCAACGACAAAGCCACCAATGGCCAACGGTCAGTGGCATACATCCACACCTGCGCAACGTTGGGGTGCATCATGGTCAAGCCAAGGGCGGCGATCGGCTCCCCACCGCGGTATCCAATCCAGCCGATTCCAGATTTTGTCGAGGCGTCGAGTGTCATCTGGGTGATGAGCTCGGTGGCTTCAGCTCTGGTCATTTCATAGAGCGTGGAAAGGATTTCTTTCCTGTCCTTCTCCCGCATATTGTGGGTGATGTAGAGCAGCGGCTCGTACTCAACCGGCCCCAGTCGGAACTTAGGAGGGGGTTTCGGTGTAGTCGAAGTGGACGACTGCGCTGGATATTCTAGCTGGCTTGGAGTCATTAGAGGTGAACTTGAGACCGATGTGGGTACCTGATGCGCCAATCCTGAAATTGGGGAGGTTGAAGTTTGAAAGCTCAACCGAGCCTGCCTTGGCGTAACTATCCGTGGTTGGGTCGGTCGAGTAGGAGATTGTCCAGCTACCCTCGCATCCAATGTCGATGCCCTTGAACTTTTTCTTGTTGCCAGGGCGATCTGCCGATAGCCAGCTCAGCTCGACTTCGGCGAGGCTGTTGTCATAGACATTGCCGCTGATGCCGCCATAGATGTAAATCTCGTCGCCGGATCGGCAAAGGAGCTGATTGCCGTAGATAGCCCAGTCTTCGACCGCGAAACCTGGCTCGTAGATTGTCCACGCTGAAATCGAGGATGCTGGGAAAAACGAATAGACAAACACCTTGTCGCCAAGAGCAAGCATGTACCGCCCCTCACGAGGCTCCACCACGCCGCAGGACCGCGCCACCTCAGCTTCGGTGAGGTCATTCATCTGGTTGATGACGAGCGGATCCACCGCTGTACCGACATCGAAGACCACGGCGGCATTGGATGAGTCGCGCGCGCGGAGCGAGCGAACGCCGGTGTCCGAAAGGAAGAAAACGTCCATCTCGCCAAAGTTTATTGCGCTGCGAGGAGCGATCGAGCCTACGTTGTCCAGTATCTGCTTGGGCAGGTTATCTGAAGGATCACCGGCCACCACCTGCCAAATCTGGGTTGATCGACGAGCGAACACCGCCAGGAATCCTTGGTAGGGCGCTGTCGTGACAAGCGTCTCGGCACCGCCGGTCTGAGCGGAAAGGCTTTCAAATCCGGCGAAGGTGTCTTCTTTCTTGCCGGCGGAGTTGGTGAAGGTTGTGGTCCAGCGCGTCGGGTTATTGACATCTGAGAAGTAGAGCGTCCCTTGAACGGTGGCGTAGACCTTTCCTCGGAATGTGCGTGCGGATGTACCGGTGCCGGATGCCGATGGTGTGACGCGGTATGGGGTGTTGTTGACAATTACCTCCCACGATTCGTCGCCATCAAAGGAGGGGTCATACCCACCGAAAAGCTCGACAGTAGAAATTTGCGGATGCGATATCGTGGCGGATTGAACAATGTCGGTAATTGCTGAATTGTTAGAACCACCCTCTACATTGCTTACTGAAACACTCAGCGTAAAGGGGGTATTTTTAGCTGAGGCCGTGATGGTGATTTTGTTGGTTGCTGTATCGTATGTAGCATCAACCGCTGCGTCGGTCGATACCAGTGACGCAAGGGATTGGCCGAGCGTGTCGATGTCTGAGATATTCGGGGCGATGGTGTCCCAGTCGGTGACGCGCGCGCCATTGTAGAAGTGGTGCACCGCGCCGTCGGAAAATTTTGCCACGACGTATGGAACACCGTTGTAGGTGTCCACGCTGAGGATCTCTGAAAGGTCTGGGCTACCTGGGGCGGTGAGCTGTTGGTAGCGCAGGGAAGTCGGCACGGAAGGGTTGGTCGCGCTGCCAAAAACATAGATGCCATTCTTGGTGGCCCACAGTCCTTTTGTTTGCCCAGGTTGGAGGGATGCAAATGGCACGAATGCCTTGCGCTTCTCCACCTCGCCGCCTCGGTTAATGTGGATGTTCTTGCCTACCGAGAGGCTGCCTTGTTGAGCAGTGATTCTGCTACGGCGAGCATCCAACCCGCTCTTGAATGCGTTGACGAAGATGAATGCCATTATCGTGGAACTCTGACTGTCCAGTTTTTAGAGCGGGGTTGGAAATCTGATTGCCCGTTCACGAACATCCGGTTTTGGGAGTGACGACCCTTCAAGCGGTTGTAGTGTGAGGTGGCGATCGAGAGCTTAAGCTGGGCGTCCGATGATTTAGCGCGGGCGAGCAACTCCGCGGCTGCCGTAAGGATCAGGAGGTTGGAGTCAAGCTCGCACTTGTCGCTGCTCGCCACCAGTGGCGCGAGTTGCTTCATCACGCGGAAGCGGATGCGCGTCGGATCGCTCGGCACCGGCCATATCTCAAACTGGTTATCCTCCGCGAAATCCCAGCGGATAGGCGTGGTTTCAGTCTCTCCTTCTTCTGGGTCGGACGAGTTGTAAAGGTTGGGCGTGATGCCAAAATCCATCGGGCGCCACGTTTCATTATCTCTCACCCACGCGCCAAAGATCCGACGCGAATCCACGTCGGTATTGAACGTGTAGGTGTTCTGGCCGGCGAGGATCTCCTCCTCGCGAAACACCTTGAGGTGCGGCCAATCGAAGTCCTCGTAGTAGGTCTCTTGGATCCGCTTGAGCATTTGACGAATGCCAGGCAGAGCGTCCACACCCATCGCCAAATCGGTGGAGTCGCCGATTTCCGCCCGCACGGCGGTGACGAGTTCATCTAAAGTGAGAATGGGCATGGTGCGTGCTGGTTAGGCGTCGAATGGGGTGATGGATTTTTTGGATGACTTCTTCGCGGGCACCGGTTCCCCTTCAGGGGCCGAGGGCTCCTCGGGGGCGGCCTCTTCAGCTACTGGAGCCGCTTGAGTAGCGCCGCCGTATGGATCGGTTTCCTTGAAGTCGATTGCATCGAAGGTGTCCGGTAGGGTGAGGTTGAATCGGTTGGCTCCGAATGCGAGCGCCACGACTTCATCGCCGTAGCAGCGAGTAAGGCGGTCGCATTCAACTTTGGCGGTGAGTTCACCACCTTCCAGTTTCCGAAGCGTGCCTGGGACACGAGTGACCGAATAGCGACCATGGCCGGCCATGAGCACGATGACTTCTGGAACTGTGACGCCTTCCTTGAGGATGACGGTATCATTTGAGCCGCCGATAGCGACTAGGACTGAGCAGGTTTGCATATTGTGGATTGATGTTGGTGTTGTTGGTTTGACTGAAAGAGTGAGGCAAAGGAGGGGCTGGCCGAAGCCAACCCCTCCCGCGAGTGCTTAGGCGATCGAGTAGACGCCGGAGCTGTTGAGACGTTTGGCGGTAAGACCACCAGTCCAAGTCATCGAGCGGTAGAGAGCGTAGCGGTTCTCTGGGCGCGCGGGGGCGTGGACCTTGTTGTCTTCACCTTCCATGACGTAGCCGCAGATGGCATCCGTGTCGATCATGTAGCAGCGCTTCGAGTAGTCGATTGCGTTGCCCATGATGCCTTGGAGGTCATCGAGGGTGGGGTCATAGACGAACGTGCCGATGCCAGTCACCGTCACGCTAGGCGAGGCAATGTTCTTGGAGCCAGCGACACCGCTCTGCGAGTAGAGCGACTTGGTTGCCACCTCTTTTTCGAGGGCATCGAGGAACTTCGATCCGCAGAGGATGAGGTTCGGCTTGCCACCGTAACGGGTGAGCTGGCGGATTTCCTGGCGCAGGGTCTGGGTCAGGTTGTCGGATCCAGCGCTGATGCCGAGGTTGGCGCGGTTTCTCCACCAGGCATTGGTGACGCGGGACAGGCCGCCGAGCGTGCCGGTGGTGGGTGCGTCAACAACGAAGGCGAGGATACCAGGGCTTTGCTTGCCGGAATCCTGCGACCCATCGCGCCAGAACATCTGGTTCATGCGACGGCTCCATCCTTCGCTCATCGAGCTGAGTTTGTGCTCAAGGAGGTTGGTCAGGGCGGTTTGCTCGCGGCCAGAGACCTTGGTGGTTTTCTCACCAAAGGCGCTGTCAGCGACGCTGATACCGTCTTGCTTCAACTCAGTGAAGGTCACGCTGATACCAGCGTGGATTTCAAAGTAGTCGTAGTTAGCGCGGCGGACGGCGTTCGGGTTCTGGAAGGTGACGGCATCGTCAAAGGCAAAGCCCTTGAAGAAGTTTGCGTCGCTGTCCAGGTATTCACCGACCACGGGGATCGAGATTTTTCCTTTGCCGCCAGGGAATGACTTCTGCTTGCCGCGGATAGCGGAAAGAAGAGGCTTGTCTTGAATGGTTTGATCGAAAGCGTCGCCCTTGATGTAATAGTCCAGAGCGTAGCTTGCAACCGCGTCCATTTGTGCTTGGGTAAGTGCCATAATGATTTGGTTCGTTAGGGGTTATGAGTTGAGAGCAAGTTTCACGGCATCGTTTAGGTTTTTAGGCTGAGGCTTTGCGTGGCTTGCTGATTGCGTGGAGACGGGCTGCTTCATGGCCACCCGCTTTGGTAGCACGTTGGAGAGGATCTCGGTCGCTTCCTTCAGAGCTGCCTCGGCAATAGCCACGGCTTCCTGCGGGTTGCGAGCGGGGCGCTCCATGTGCGCGAGTCGGATGTTCTTGAAGACAAGCGCCTTCTTGGCCTCGTAGTCGGGATCGCGTGCCGCGACCTGCTGTTCCCATGTTTCAACTGCACTTACGATCTGCTGATGAGAGTTTCGCTCCGAGATGGCCTTCTGGTTTTCCAGTGCCTCTCTTTGCTGGTGCTCTTGAATTGCCACACGCGCGCGAGCCATTGCCAATTCCTTGGCGGCGGATTCGCTGATGTCGCCCTCTTCAACCATCCGGCTCACATCGTCCGGCAGGGTTTCGCCTGCGAGAACGTTGAGAGGCTCAATGGTCTTGAGCAGCATTTCTCTTGCTTTCAACGGGTCATTTTTCAATGCCGCCATGATCTCAAAACCCTGGTTGACCTCATCTGGGGTGAGCCCCGTCTGAGCCATGTATTCTGAGATTGCGCGGAATTGGGTGGCGTCGGCCTTGTGGGCCTCTGCTTCGGCCTTGAAGGCGTTCTTTTCCCTGATTACCGCTTGAAAGCGTGGGTGCTTGTGAAACGGGAGCTTCTCGTCGTCCTCCGGCTTCACCTCGTCCTTGCTGTCAGGTTCGTCACTCGACGGCTGATCGGCTGGTTTCTTGGCGTCGCCGGATTCGGGAGAATCCGATTCTTTGGCCTCCGAGCTGGACGGGGCTTCGGCCTCGGTCTTCTCCACCACGTCTTTCACGAGGTCGAGAAGGGATGAGGGTTTTGCGTCCTCGGGGTTGACTGCGAGCGTTTCAGTCGGTTGCTCTGCGCTCTGTTCGATTACAGCATCCGTCGATTGCTCGTTGGATGCTATGTCAAGGTCTGGTGCGTGGTCGGAAGACGAGTCCGACGCTTCATTGATCGTCATGCTGGTCAGTGTATGGTGGTCGCCCTACACTGTCAACATATTCATCGGACAAAAATTCATCAGCAAAGTATTACTGCATTGGCATTCCGCCGGCCATCTGCGGCAGGCTGGAAGGCGGTCCGCTTGGCGGCGGTCCCTGCGGCGGAGCCTCGTCATTATCGGCGCCGCCCTGCGATTCAGTACCCTCCTGCGGAGGTCCTCCCTGCGCACCACCCATCAGCTTGCTCATCACGTTCTGCGCAATAATGGATGGGAGGCCGGAGGCGATGGCGTCAGTTGGGTCAATGCGATCGTCAAGCCTTGTGATGAGCTGTTTCACCAGCCAGTCGGGGCGAACGCCAGGGATCTGGAGCAGGAGCGGCGTGATGCGCTCGATGTTGGCAACCTCAGCGGCCTTGTTCGGGCGACCGGAGGATCCGGCTTCAACCTCAAGTAGAAGCTCATCAGCGATCTCCTGGTTGGATAGCGATGGCCACACGGCGCCAGGACCGACGATCTTCATCACCGTTTCAGTGGACATTTCCATGAGCAGGATTTGCCCTGCTGCACGGCTCAGCTCGATCATCATGTCGTCGAGGTCATCAACGTTGGAGGCAAGCGCCACGGTGCGGTTCTGCTCGGCAATCGAGTCGCCGGTGGCTGTCACGCCGCTGGTTGCGCTGCCGATACTGGAGTCGGACTGGCCAACCACCCGAAGCAGGTCCTCAAAAAGCGCGGACGTGTCGTAGAGGGCGGCGTCGATCGCTGCGTGCTGGATCGGCTGGAGTAGGTTGTTGACATTGCCGTTGGGCGGCAGCGCGTTGAGCGTGATGACCGCATTGGCGGGGCGGTTCTTCAGCTTCTCCACATCCTCTTCGTCGAGCTGGCCGGCGGCCACCGCGGTGGCTGGGCGGTTCGCGATGCGGTGCTGGCGTAATCCCTCGCGCGAACGGTTGTATTCCTTCTGAATCGGCTTCAGGAGGTGTACGTCGCTGCGCGGGTAGATGCTGTTCTCGTTCTCCGCTTCGTTGAAGATGAGCGGGAAGATCGGCCAAAACCGCTCAAGCTGGATAGTCGGCTGCTGGGGCTCGACGATGAAGTCTTCATATCCTTCCGCGATCACGCAGTATTGACCGGCGGACTTATCCCACACCACCCAAACCTTCACGCCATCGACCTTGCGGTCCCTCTTGCTGCCGCCATTGGTGACGGACTCCAGCTTCTCTCTGAGCCCAGGGATGCCATTCTTGGTGCTGGTATCGTAGGACGTGGCGGATCCCGAGGTGGACAGGTCCACACCGTAAATCTCCTTGATATCATCGACGGTGAGAACGTACTCCTCGGCAATCCACCTGGCGCCGATAAAAGTGCGAAGGTGGCGGCAGGCTGGGTCCACGATGATTGAGGTGGACGAAGGGAAGTCAAAGACGAGTCCTTCGCGCACGAGCTGCTGTTCGCGGCTCTGATAGTCCTGGAGCTGGAGGCGGAGCTGTTCCAGCTCTGGGTTGCCGTCTTCCAGCTTGTCATCCACCTTGTCGGCGGTGAGGCGCTCGATCATGCTGATCTGCTCAGTGAGGCCATTGATGCGCTCCACGTCCTCCGGAGTGCGCTCCAAGATGCGCTGGAAGCCAATCTTTACAAAGCCCACGCCAGTGGTACAGACGCGGCGCACAAGCGCCTTCATCTGGGTTTTGAATGGCGGAACCTGCTGGTTAAGCGTGTAATCGTAGAGGATGCTGAGCGTGTCGCTCACTTTCTGGAGCATCTGCTTGCGGCTCACGCCCTGAGACACGTCCTCGATGAGTGAGAGGGTTTGCGGGGGCATGGGCGCGCCAGCCTGCATTGCCATTTCCATCGCCTGCTGAATGCCGGTGAGCTGATCCACCGATCCGTCCCACACCTTGAAGTCCATGGTCTTGCGACGGCGAACAATCACCTTTGGGTTCTTGGCGTAGAGCGCAGCCACGCGCTGGTTGATGTGCCGCTGGATGATGTTGGCGGTGTACTTGTCATCATCCTCCACGCCTTCCCACTGGGCACCGGTGACGAAGCCCTGATCTTCCTTCATGCGATTGAAGTCGTCTTTCCAGTGGGCCTTCGCTTCCTGGATCTTGCCTTGCCACTTTTTGACCAGCGCCGATCGGCTCGCGTCAATCTCCGGCTTCTCGCGCAGCATGCCGCTCTTGACCGCCATCTCGGTGGTCATTGGTTCAATGCTGTCTTCTGGTGCTTGAAATTCTTCGGTCATGGCTGTCTGGTGGCTAGTGTATGT